CTTCTAATTCAGGAGTCGCCCTACCTATCGCAGGAGTCCCCCTACCCAATGCAAAAGGCTTTTGGATGTTAGGCGGCGGGAGACCGGGGCCATCTGGCTCCCCCTCCTCGCCCTTCTTGCCGACACCGTATACAGCGCCATATACAAGAGCGTTGCGGATGGCTTCGGGGTCGTTGATAGCCTTAGAGAGACCCTTACTCATACCTGGGGCTTCAGGTTTCCATGAATCTCCGCGCCAGTCGGCCACGCCGCCAGCCGTTTGAGGACCCCCGAAAGAGGCCCTGCCTGGGCCACCATCTTCCCAGGTACGTTGCCATACACCAGTGTTGGGGTTACCAGTTCCTGATAGGGGCTGGCCTGCTCGGTACGGGTTAAACTTCTCAGCCATTAGTAGACTCCTTCGCTCATAGCGTTGCGGGCAGAACCGCCCCATTTGGTATCAGAGTAGTCTGATATGATACTCGGCTGTACGACGACCCCACTCACCCATGAACGGTTAGATGGCGCAAGGCGGTCTGCACTAAGTACGTCGTGGATACCTGCCTGAGAGGTTGTGAACCCACGTCGTTCAGCGTGTAGGACAACAGGGGCTACGGGGCGAATCTGTCTAATAGCCTCAGCGGGAGCGTATGCAATCTGCAACGACTCATCAACCAGGAACTCTTCCCTGCTCTGAAAGGGTGCTTTCGATTGTTGTCGAGGGGCTTGGTCACGTAGATTCATTACTTCCACCCCGGCGCTAGGCTCTGGAGGGCAGTACGACGCTGAGGATCGATATGGCCCATATCCTCTACACGAGGCAGGCCACTTGGGATACCACGGGGGCCGACTTTACCGTCGTTAGTAAGTCGAACAGGCTCAGCACCTGGGGGTGCCCACTTGATACCTGTCACCTGACGTTCTAACCCTGTCATAAGGTTAAACTCATCAGGCCATAGGTAATCACCCTGGTTGATACGCTCACCCTTGTGAACTCCTCGGCTGTATGTACGCTTGTTCTGGCGCATGACGCCATCGAGGAGCTTGTCCTGACGGCGTGTCGTGGAACCGTGGATACCGATATAACCATCTGGGTACTGGGCATCGGGTGTTGCCCCGAAAGCTGCCAAGCGCCGGTCTTTAGCGTCACGGAAGCTAGGAGTGGGGCCGATAGCACCATCATTGGGGAGAGCTTCGCCTCCCTGCCACTGCGAAAAGGATGTACTCATACTCTTTGACCCCCATTAGAGAATCCCGCAGCCATGGCGAAGGCTTGGAAGCTACTTCCACGACCCCCTCCTAGGTGGGATACGGGGCGTGGTCCGTCTTGTTCGTCCTCGATTACCGGCTGACTGGTAGCTTGGCGATCAGCCATGCTCCTCATACCTTGAAGCGTTTTACGGGCACGGTCGGCCTCGGGAGAGAACATGCAGTAAGTATATCAGATACTGTAGTCAGGAGTCCATGTAATCGCTGAAATGGGCTTACCAGAGTCACCTTCGATATCATCAAATCCAATGATATAACTGAGGTCGATACCTCGGGGGGCCACGAAACCACGAGCGATAGCGCAAGCCTTGGTAGCCTGGTTGACGGCAGCCGCTCCAATTGCTCGGACCTTCGGCTTGCCCCCACCCACTACTGCTCGTGCAATAACTGATGCGATAGCGCCAGCATTGCTGTCGCCCCGCACTCGGATAACGTCGTCTACATTCATATTCTTCTTAGTCATTTCTAATCCTTCTGATATGCGAGTTGTGTACTTAGACCAAGTATAACAGACTACGTGTCCAGGAGTCCGTTTTCACGCATAACCAGGATCATGCTGTTTAGAACTTCGACTGGCATGATTGCGACCCAATCTTCCCCGACGTTACGGGAGCCTGCCTTCTTTGCGACAACAGCACCGTAGTCGTGGCCGTTGTTTACCATCTCTTCTCTCAGTTCCTTGACGTGGCTGTGGACGTTAGAGATAGCTCCCTGCCCGCCTTTGACCTCGACTGTGAAGTTAGTACCGTCCTGGAGCCGTACGTCCCCTCGGTCATTAACGCCGGACAGGGTGAGACGATCTGCGTGGGGCCACCCGTTGGCCCGTAGGTAATCTCTTACACGGTTCTCGGCGTCAGTACCAGTCTGCTTAGGCTTATTGGTCATGGGGACACTCGCCCCCGGCGTACGTAAGCGTCATAGGTAAGGGGGAACGCCTCTGACAGGTAGCTCTCCATCACGTTGGCTACCTGCTCAATCTCATACTGTGGATACGAGGGGTATACGGCTGTTTCATCGTGAACTCTCAGGCTCAGGAAGTTCATCAGGGATCTAGCGTTGCAAGTGACGTAAGCTGAGGACATGATGTTTAGGGGGAGCACCATACGAGCTACCTCCCTTGCCACACCTTCCGACAGTAGCCCTTGATAGTGCTTGTAAGCCTGAGCGCTGGCAACCTCCATGATAGCTTTCATCTCTTCGCTAACAGGGTCGCCCTCTTTCGCATGAGTGATATCGTAATGTCCCGGCTTACCCTCCTGATACCTAGCTCGGGAGGGGATGTAGAACTCGGGATTCAGCTCCCTGTATCGTGCGGACTCTTCGTTATAAGAGAACCCTACACGGTGGCGCATGAACTCTCTCCACACAAAGATCGGTGCCTTTATGCGGAATGTCATCGACGTGTGCTCAAAGGGGGAACCGTGACGGTTCCGCATGAGGAAGTCAATAAAGGAAGATGCTGACTCAGGGTCGATATCACCAATAAGATCACCTCTAACAGAGACCTTGGCAGCATTAACGATTGCCTCGTCGTCTCCCATAGAGTTGAATAGGGACACTTCGGGGGAAGTAGTAAAACTAATCGATTCCATTTCAAAAGTCCTTATGTATAATAGATATTAGCGAGTTGACATTATATAGGTGAGATAGAGGAAACCCTCCATCATTACGATTAAATCATGGAGTTCCTGAGAGGAGAGGTCCTTCCAGGACCCGTCATACTCCTCGGGCACACCTGGCAACCATCGAGCTAGTTGATATCGCTCTTCCTTTGATAGCTTTATATCATCCTTAAGAGCCATGGCCTTTTTAAACCGCTTCTGCCAAGTAACGTCGTACGCCTTCTGTTCTTCTTCTTGGGTAAGCTCTCTCTTTACAACTTTACGCATTGTCTGCTCCTCCATTCCAGCAGTAGTCTTTATATGTACAGAACCGGCATTGCTTAGACTTCATAAAGCCTTCAGGTATCGGGGGTGCAACCTTATCCTCAAGCGAGTCGAGGACGGATGTAGCACCGTCAAGCATGGGCTGAACAACGTCTTTATCTAAGGTAACGTGGAACTCTTTAACGTCCTGACTCGCCTTGAACTCGTAGATAACGATACCCTTTTCCAAACCTAAGCAGTACATATACAAGTAGAGTTGACGTAAGTGGGGAGCAAACGGACGCTTGATAGCTTTCCATAAGTCATCCAACTTCATCTCACCACTCTCATAACCTGCGTACAAGCCAGGAGCATCCCACCGAATAGTACCTAGGCCGATGGACTTAATCTCTACTAAGGCATCACCCTGATCGTCTTTAATCCAACCATCGGTGTTGCCAATGATGTGATGTTTGCGATTGTAGATACTGACCTCAAGGTACTTGAACTTGTCAGCTACACCGCACTCGGGGCAGGTCGTTGGTGATTGAGCCGTGAACTTATGCCCACAGGACTCACACTTCCAGTCTCCCCACAGAATCCCTGCACGACGCATCCACTCTTGCCACTTGTCATGGATATCGTGCCCCGTACGAAAGATATTCATACGTTTCAGGGACACCGATGAAGGGTTAGACTCTGTAACATCTGTGATCTTGAAGTACGTACTACGGGGGCACCAATCAGTCTTAGCCAGGTCGCTTGGGTGGAGGTGTGCCGTATCACGACTAGCGTTACGGTCCTCCATCTCATCCAGCATGACAGTTTCAATGATAGGGATAATCCTCTGATTGCCCTTAGCTGAAAACCGCTTCTTATAACTATCGACTTTGTGCCAATCCTTTAGATTCTCGTTACTCATTCTGTATCCTCCTCATCTACACCGATCATGTCCAGAAAGTCGTCCTCTGGCATCAGAACGTATGAATGGACCCCCCACTCCATAACGTAGAGGGGCAAACGCCCCTCTTTATACGCACGCCTTGCCAGGTCACGGAGATCCGAATGTCGGATCGTGGTGGTCTTAGCATCTGGGGACATCTTAGTTTTGGCCTCGACCATGTACTCGTCAGTCCGCACGTCAGCTTTCCGAACCCACCCTGCACCGGACATTGCGTTCACAGAGCCATTCATGGTCTTTGCTAGACGCTTCTCCTGCTTCTGGCTCTTAAGCTGCTCAGGACTGGGCATCTTCGCCTCCTGTACGCACCTCACTGCGGAGGGTAAGCCACAGGGAGCTAAACTCCTCCTTGGCCTCAGCGGGCGTCAGCTTGCCCACACCGGCAACGGTGCGTCGGCTCTTCTCCTCGATATCGTAGACGTGCATGTCAGCACGACGTACGAGGTCCCAACGATTGGTCCAAGCGTGACGCAGATCAACACGCTCGGAGACGTGCCATTCTACAATAGCCCGCATCATATCAGTTTCTAAGTCCTCATAGGGGGTATCACCAAGCCTAACGAGGTGCTTCCAGGGGCGGGGGATATCTAGCATATACGCCTCCGTAGCGTCGTGGATAAGGCCAAGCAACTGAACGTCTGAGGGTGCGCCCCATTCCTTCAGTGTCTCAGATACCCGTACAGAGTGCTCTGCTACTGAGTAGAAACCGTTAAGGTGACCAGCAAACCGGCACAAGTTGGACAAAGAGAATGAGATATCAGTCATGCTGAACACCCAGGTGTCGGGATCTACGATGTCAAAGTCAATACCAGTCTGGGTACGGATGTGGTTACCTTCCTTGGGTCCCCGTACATAAGGGGGAACACGGAGGTCAAAATCCCTCTGTCCCTGATCTGTTCGTTCGATGATTGTCTTATCCACGGTAGACTCCTTCTGTGAGTGGTGGGGACATCTTATCAAACGGATAGTTCAACGTCAACCTCTTCTACGATTTGATCGGATTCTTCTGACAACTCAAAGTTGCGAAACGTATCAACGTTCTTAGACAGGACCTTCATAGCAGCTTCCTTGATACGAGAGCAGAGTGCCTCATCCTCAGCTACTGCGACGTAGAGATCATCTTTGGACTTACCGATACGCTCACCCTCAAACTTGTAGCGCCCCTCAAAGAGTTCCAGAGCAAGGGCGACAGTAACAACGTCCTTAGCCAGGTCGAACTGACCTAGGCCGAACCCTGACTTACTGTCTGCAAAGTAGAAGTCCACCTCTGCTGTCTGCTGGGGGCGGTACGTCTTATTCTTAAAGCACCGCATCTTGATGGTCTGGCCGACACGAGACTCGATAGACGATGCGTCTTTGAGCCACTCGTCTCGACGCACCTCTACACGAATGAAGTAAAAGTAGTTCTTAGCCTTACCGCCTGGAGTGGTGCGGGGGTCGCCAAACATAACGCCGATGCTGTCTCTCCATTGGTTAATGGCGATCAGAGTACACTCACGTTCTCCCTCGGTGCGGCGCTGTGCAGCAGCACACTTGCGGAAGAACTTACCCAGGAGACGGGCACCTACGGCCATACCAGCCTGGTCCATGGACTTCTCAACCTCGTCGTTGGGTACGAGGGCAGGGATCGAGTCGATGACGACCATATCAACTGCGTGGTTCTCTACGGCCTTGAGCACCAGCTCCAGGGCCGTCTCCATCTCGTTAGTCTCAACCACCCATAGCCTATCGATATCGATACCAAACGATGCCGCATAGTCAGGGACGTACTCCTCGGCTGCTACCCAGAGGGCGAGGAACTCGGGATCTTCTCGCATGTTATGGGCAATAGTCTGATATGCGATAGCCGTCTTGCCCGACGACTCGTTACCTACGATCTCGTTCCACTGGTTAGCGGCGAACCCGCCACCCATAGCCAGGTCGTAGTCCAGGATGCCAGTGCTGAGGTGTGGCACGTCCTGACGGGTTGTACTGCCCCTCATAAGGACTCCGGCCCCCAGTTTCTTGTTCACTTCTGCTGCTAGTTCATCAATCGTCTTAAAGTTATCGCTCATCTTGTGCTTCCTTCGTTGTCATTATTATGTACACACCACCTGTTGGTAGTGTGTTGAGGGTCACGACCAGTTTGCTTGGTCACCCTGCTGGAAATGCCCGTTATATCCGCACTCAAAGCAATGAGAACGGGGGGTGTGACCAGCTACACGGGAACTCCCACCGGAGTAATTAGTGTACCCCGTAAGACTCCCACACTCAGGGCAGCTAAGGCCACCCTCTTTCCTCTGGGCTTCGCCGCCTTCCCATAGACGCAGCGCCTCACCCATGTTGACCTGCTCCTGACCGTGCCTGTTAGGATCAAGCACCTTCTGACGACCAGGAGGCTGTGGGGCAGGGGCTTGCTGAGGAGCAGGCTCGGGCTGAACCTGCTGAGGTTGAGGCTGTACAGGCTCAGGAACGCTCTGAGGTGGCTGCTCCCGTACCGTAATACCGAACTGGGGCTGCGGCTTATCACTGCCTAGCTTCTTGGCCCACCAATCATTTGCCATCGTTCTTTCCTTCCTTTGTAATGGTCTGTTCCAGTTTATCAAGAATGTGACGTTCATCCTTACTGAGGTCGCCAATATCCATGACAATATCAGGGATGTCAGGGTCCTCGACCCACTCGACTACGCCAGATTCGATAAGTTCGTACAGTACAGCACCTACAAAGGAGATAAGCTCACTGTGCCGTTCATCGAGATCTTCCTTGGAGAAACGGTGAGTGGGGTCCATGAGACGTGCCATCCACCACGATAGGTCCATGATATCACCGATACCACCTGACCTCGACACCTTGAGCCAGTGCTGTACGGAGTCCCGTACTTCGTGTGCTACCCCATCGTCGCCGGGGCTTAGGTATCCCATAGCCTCAGCAATCTCTGCACCACGTCCAGCGGGGTTAAGGTTCATGTAGAACCTACGTTGCCGGATAGCCAGTTCAGCGGCTTCGTCATCGTACTTATAATCATCTTTGGACATAATGTCTCCTCATTTAGCTTCGGCCCAGGATAGGGCATGACCGGCTTCGACTTCCAAAGGAACACCCATGAGAGTGCGCCCGTTACCCATAGCTGTCTCGATACGAGGCTTCCAATCGAAAACCTCATCACTCGGTACAGATACTACCACCTCGTCGTGGACTTGCACAAGCATACGATGAGTAGGAAAGGGCAGTATACCATCGATATTGACAATTGCCTCCTTCATAATCTCAGCCGCAGTACCTTGTACTACAGCGTTGATCGCCTGACGTTCTGCCCTTGAACGCTTACGCCAGGAGTCGGAGTCATTACCTTCTGTAAGGATGTCTGGAACCCTACGTCGGCGTCCATATAAGGTCTCTACGTACCCCTTAGAGCGAGCGGTGTCCAGTACGTCACGTTTCCAATCAGTCATCCCGGCGTATGCCGAGTTGTACTTATTGATGACTTCCTGTGCCTGCTCCTCTGTGAGGTGGCCTTTCGTGGACTCCACCAACTTCTTTGCAAAGCCTCCATACCCCATAAGGAAGTTTGGAGTCTTTCCGAAGATCTGTCGCTCCTCTCCTGATACCTCGTCCTTACCAAGGATCAGCTTGGCTGTCTCCTCGTGAAGGTCGATATCAGGGTCGGCAAAGATACGTAGAAGCTCCTGGTCCTGGCTGAACATACCCATGATACGCATTTCGATCTGCGAGTAGTCAGCCACGATAAGGGTCTCTCCCTCTCCTGCGGTAAACAGGGAGCGAATCTTCGTATCACGAGGGATGTTCTGTAGGTTCGGCCCGCTAGATGCGAATCGACCTGTGGCCGTGCGATGGAAGTGGAACTGGGGGTGTAGGCGGCTCCTGTGGAGCATGGGTGTCAGACCCTCAACGTACGTAGACTTGAGCTTCTTAAGCTCAGAGTAGTCAAGGAGATGCTGAATCACCTCGTGCTTACCCTTGAGCTTACCCAGTGTGTCTCTATCTGTTGAGGGCTTGCCCCCGGCTGTCAGCTTGGCAGGCTTAAGACCCAGCCCCTTGATATAGTCGGGCGGATATCCCTTACCTATCCTAGTCTTGTTGAAGAGTAGAGTAGCCAAGTCGTTGTTGGAGTCAGGATTGAAACCAGGGAACGAGTGGAAGCTAATCTCTCGCAAGCAGTTATTGATATCCATATCCAAATCCTTACCCACGTTGGTCATCATGCGGGTATTGACGTGGATACCGTTCATCTCCATCTGTGCGACAGGACGGATACAATCAATGTCGAGCATGAGAGCCTTATGAAGACCCTCTACTTTGCAAATCTTGTTATACATCTTGCGGTACAGGAGCCATGCCCAGCGTGCGTCTCTATGTACGTACGCTGTAGCCTTACTGAACGCCTCTGACGTGATGGTTGCACCGATCTTACCGTCTGCTGCGTAAGGGTCGTGCCCTGCGAAGTTCTCTTTGATGATGCTGCCGAGGTCGTACCTCATCAGATTCTCGTCAAGAATGTGCATAAGGATAAGGGTATCGATATACCTACCAGTAGGTAGCTGACCACCGTAATACTTGGCGATGCTCTTGCAGTCGAACTTGATGTTCTGGTTAACCTTGACAATGTTATCGTCAAAGAACAGAGGCTCAAGAGCTTTGAACACTGTCTCCTGGTCTAGTTGAGTGGGGGGCGGTGTGAATACCGCTGGGATATGGTACTTCGACTTCCGTAATGATTCCTTACCTGACGAGAGGAGGTCTCTGTAACCAGGGGGCGGGACGGTGCTACCGTCTCCCCTGACCTCCTCAACGAGGATCTCACCGTTAGGGTGCCCCATGGGGACTGCCCACGACATACCCTCGGTAGCCAGACCGATCCAGAATACGTCGTTACGCAAAGGATCGAGAGCCATGTTACCCGTCCAACGATCCTCGATAGCCTGACGGCTACGGGCGATAACGCTAGGGTGAGTGGACTTGAGGGAGGCTTGCTTCTCCTCCCAATCTTGCTCTACCTGAGCAAGGACTTCGCTGTTCTTGTGGATGTTCCCACGAGTCTCAACGTCGAAGGAGAACTCTCCTACGCCTTTTATGTACTCAACAAGTTCTTCTAGTTCCTCGACAGTAGAGACGTAGGGGGCACGGACGAGACCACCACTCGCCCGTACCCCCCTTGCCTGCTGTGACCCGTCAAGACTAGGGGTCACAGCCCCCATCAGGCTCCCAAATCCTCGCTGGCGATGGTCGCCAGGGTCTTTCGGGAGGGGATGGGAATGATACTCTCGTCGTACATCTTGAGGCGAAGTTCCTCAAGTGATGTGTCGTTGAGAGCCTCAATCAGAGGCCACTCTTCCGCAAGATCACGCTCACGCACCATCTGGTGTGCTCGCTGGGAAGTTGGACCTGACCCTGTACGGGAGATTGCCCAGTAGTGCTTACTGAGGGGACCCTGAGTCGGGTGATTGTGGAAGTTCTTGAGTGAATCGATGTCACGAGGACCAACCTCATAACTACGAAGCAACGGACCTTCCTCAGTCATCAGAGCTACGTTGAACGCAAACCGTGCGCTCGGACGGTGGCCTGCTGCACAAAGCGGGCAACCCTGCTCATGGACTCCATCAATACAGGTAAAGGACTTCTGCCCCTGACGCTCGTTGATCCAGTGTTGACGGTAATGGGCATAGGGATCGTCCTGCAAGAAGCGGACAAGGACGGGATCTCCCGTAACCTTAACACGCTGTGCGTATGGACTATCCTGCTGCTTAACAGTGTCAACACTGCCCCAGCCTCCACGGAATACCTTGCGGGCACTCTGCTTTGCTGCAATATCTTCTGATGAAGTAGACCCATCGTCAGCACTGTCCGTGCCTCCTGCGGTGTCCACTACTACTACGTCGTCAAAACGACCCATCTTACTACCTTCTTTCGTTGTCATTGTCGCTGATGTTTAATTAACGCTTGGGATAATAGCGTTTTATGTATGTCCTGAATCCCGGCCAGTTGGCCTTTGAGGGGGTCAGGATGTATGAGTCGTACGCCTTAACCAGGAACAGAACCTGATCCTGGCTGTAAAGCCGCTTGCCCTGTGTTGTTTTACCGGGCACTTGTTCACCCTTGGGCTTTGGCGTACGGTAGGTGGCCTTTGGCAGCCACCCCTTTGACTCCCACGATCGGATAGTAACGGGCTTGTTACCGAGAGCCTCAGACAGCGCACCAATGGTGTACATCTTCTTGGTCTCTCGTTCCTTGCCCACTACCATCTTCTTGTAGGGTAAAGAGCCTAACACAGAAGACGCTTCTTTGTCAAGCGTCTCCTGACTATTCCTTGGGGGGGTATTACCTGGGTAGGTAGGTGCCGGTGTGGGATCTTGTTTAGGTGACTCCCCGTCTGGCATTACAAACCCAGGTTCGCTTGCAGCGAGCTTGTAGAATCTATCGAGAGCAGGATCGCTCACAGCTCTGGCCTCGGCACAGGCACATTGTTGACAAAGAAGTCAGCCTGTTTTACTGCGCCCCGGCGTGTACGAGCCGTGAACTCAAAGAAACTGTTAAGGCAGGGAACTACCGCTACCCATTTCATAAAACCGTCGTGCATTACAGTGTAACGGTCTTCTGGTTCATGTGTCTCGTCGGATGTATTCACTTCGGCTCCTCAACCTGCTCCAATAGATTCTCAGTATACCATGTGCTGGTACCGTTTGCAACTTAGTAGTCGTTGTACTTGTCCTCTACCGGCGTTTGGAATGCAAACGTAGGTTTGGGGGCGACGTACAATTCCTTGAGTTTCGCCTCAAACTCGTTGTCCTCCCTGTTATCAAAGGCATATGACATGAGTTTATCCTCGTCAAGCACCTCGATAGTGGAGGACACTTTGTCCCAGAAGCCTTCTGCTTTGGCCCACTCGATAGCAGCATCCTTGTCAAGCCGGGGTTCCCCCTGCCTACGCTGCACCTGTAGTGACCATGGACCAACTTGCGCCCAGGTGTGGCCCACGTCGTCTGGCGTGCCCTCTCTCTGAACGTAGAGCATGAGTTCCTTCTTCTCTTCGGCAGCCATCTTCTCAAGCACCTTAATGTGGTGCTTGTGCTGAACGTAGTCCTCAGCCAGCTTCTTCAGTGAGTCATCCATGTTTAGCCTTTCCTGTGCTTACAATAGGGACATTCCGATATAGAACGTTATCAGGCAGATCATCACGAGAGAACCGTGCGTCTGCGGGAAGGGTTTTACGGTACCGATTGATAGCACGAGGGGTGTCCCATATCATAATTCTATGGACACGCCACTGGTTATCGATGATTCGGTTCCACCGCCGCATCTTCCAACGCAACCAGAACGGGGCGAGGTGCTTACGAGGGTACCCTCCTACAGGTGGGAGTGGTCGGGAGAACGGGTGGGGGACCTTATCTAGTGGGTGTAGGGGACGGTCTAGGGGGTGCATTTCTTAGTTCCTTAATAGTGAGAGTATATCTTACACCCTGAGAGGCGGTGACACAACGTCACACCATGGATTCCCTCATAAATGTACTTAAATTGTCCATCGTGAGAGAGAAGCTCTGTTCCATATCGTGGTGCTTACCGTCGATAAACGCCTCGTTAGTCTTCAGCTTCTCCTGGAGCATTTGGTACTGTCGCTCCTCAATACTGCCAGCCATCACAAACGTAGCAATGGTGACGTGGGGCCACTGGGACGACAGACGAATAATGCGTGCCTCCCGCTGCTCTAGCTTACCCGAGGACCAAGGAAGGTCATATGATATCAGATAGTTAGCCTGGGGGAGATCGACACCGTACCCTCCCGCATCACTCGACAGGAACAGCCGGGTGCGAGGATCGGTTTGAAACTTGTTCTTATTATCCTGCTTCTCGTCTGCCGTCATACCGCCCATGAACAGGACGCTGTTTGTAATCTTACTGGTGGCCTCCTGTATGAGCCGCAGGTTCTCCTTAAAGAACGAGAAGAGAACGACCTTGTTATCAGGAGACTCCGCTAGTACCTCTGTTATGTAATCCACCACGGCGTCTAGTTTGGGGGCGGCGTTAACACCGTCCATGATACCGGCGTTTACGATAGTGTTAGCGTACTCGCTCCCGTGCTTTGTGTCAGGGTTAGCGTACTCTCCAGAAGACCACCGAACTAGCGCAGGGTTATCGCAAAGCATACGCAGGGTAGTAAGCCGGGTCATCACTTCGCCCTGCTCCTTCCCGCCGTCCCCGTCGTTGTTGTAATGGTCCCACAGGGAGAAATCGCTACCGCCTTTACGGAGAGCTTTAGAGAGCGTATCAACGAGATCGGACTGGATACGTCGATACACCCCTGCACCTTTGGTATCAAAGGGTACTGGTATCACCTGATGGATGATATTGGGCAGTTGGTCCGCGATGTCCTCGCGTGTCTTCCTGACCATACACTCTTTCATGGTCTTGTGCATCTTGTCGAGGTTTCGGTACCGGGCGGGCTTTCCCCAATGGTCACGGACGATGAACGTACGGTCGAACTGCTCAAAGCTACCTAGTACGTCCTTGTCTACGAACTCCATGATACTGAACAATTCTTCGGGGCGATTCTCAATAGGCTGTCCGGTAAGAGCGAACCTAAAGGGGACGGTCTTTCCTAGGCGCTTCATCAATTTAGACCTCTTGGCCGACCTGTTCTTGATGATAGTGGACTCATCGATAACGATAGCTTGAATCTGTCCGATCAACTTGTAGTCGTTGAGGAGGGTCTCGGGGTTGACAATGACATAGCGAGCATCGCCCGATGTCCTCCACTGTCGTTCACGCTTCTTCTTAGTACCGTCAATAACCATGGTACGTCCGTTAGTGAACTTCTTGATCTCGTCCCGCCACTGTAGCTTGAGTGATGCGGGGACGACGATCAGAGCACGGTCGATATCCCCCTCCTCGTACATCTGCTCGATAGCCCCGAGAGTGGTAGGAGTCTTGCCCGCACCCATAGTCATAGCGAGCATCATCTGGCCTCGCTCGACCATACGGTCCACAGCATCTTGTTGGTACTTACGCAAACTGCCGATAAACACTGCTGATCCTCCTCATTCCGTCCATAATCTGTCCATCTGTCATGTCCCCTAAGTCTTTGGGGTCGTCTTTGTCATAAATCCAGTAACGGAGACCTTTTCGAGGGGATATGTACTTGGATACCCTTTTAGTCTCCTTATACCCAGCGATATCGTTATCAAGAGCTAACACTACCGTATCAAAGGTACGTTCTAATAGGCGAGCCTGGTCAGATGAAACGTTAGCACCGAAGGAAGACACTGCGCTGAACTCGATGCCTCCGTACACAGAGTGGAACCGAACGACATCGAGGGGAGATTCCAGCAGGATACCGATAGGGTTTACGGCTCTTTCGATGCCGAACAGAGTGTCCTTCTTATGTACTCCCTGGGGGAAGTTGTTGACCCATCCTGTCTTCTTCTGCTGGTAGCCCCGTAGTTCTCCTAGGGGGGAGACGATAGGTGTGAGTACCGCCTTGAGGTCTGAGTCCCAACGTACGCCGTGACGTAGCGCTACATCTGGATCTACGTTACGGAAGTTGATAACAGACTGGGGGAGCCTGTCGAACTCAGCATACTTGAGCCAGTCCAGAGTCACAGGAGCCTCATAGACATCCTCTTCAGGCTCAAGCCTGCTCACACCCTTCTGGATCATACCACTTTGGATACGCCACAGTTGATTGGGGTCATCGGTAAGCTCATTGATTAGCTGATATAAGCTCCCCCTGGCACCGCAGGTAAAGCAGTGGAACAGATAGCTATCTGTGTTGAGATAGAAGGTGTAGCGGGTGGACTCCCTGCCCTTGAACTTGTGGTGGACAGGGCATCGGCATTGAACCTCGTCCCCTGTCACCTTGTTAACCTCTACACCCAAGTCCTCTAGGACCTCGACTAGATCACCGGCTCTACTCACGGTACAAACCCTTCACTCTCGTACTCAATGGCTTCCTCGTCGTTATGCAACTCTGTGAAGTCCATAGTTGCCCAGTCCCAACTGACGTGAACCTCGCCTCGGGGGGCGGTTCGGGCTTCTACGACACGGATGATGCTCTGATCGTCAGCATCTGGGTTGCGCTCTACACCGAGAACGAGGTCGGCGTCCTGCACGAAGGACGATGTGTAGCCAATACTGTCGGCTGTGATGGCTCGTGTCTTCTTGTTACCCAGCTTCCAGGAGAGCACCTGCGTAGTGAGAATGACTGGGATATCCCATTTCTGAGCCAGTCTCTTCATTGACCGAGTAATGTTAGTCAACGCTTGGGGGGAGCCTTTCGGCTCTCCGTGGTCGTCGTCCATCAAGTAACCACCGTCTACGTATAACGCATCGGGGCGGTATTCCTGTACCTTGGCGTCCAGGGCACTGACCGTGGTCAGGGACGTGGAGTCTTCAGACATATAGAAAGGCTGCATATTCTTTGCCAATATCATCTGACGCTCGATACGGTCCATCTCTTGATTAGAGAGGTTGCCTGTAAGGATACTGTTATAGTCAACCTTGGCTCGGAGTGCGTCCCAGCGAGACAACTGTTCCTGTACCGACATCTCAAATGATACGAACAAAGGGGTCCTGCCGCTGTAGTGGGCGGCATTCGCCATAATCAACTCAAACAGAGACTTACCACGCTTAGGTTCGCCCACAAGGACGATGAATTGCTGGGGACGAAAGCCCTGGGTGATCTGATCGAGGCCATGGAAGCCGGTTGGGATTCCACGTAGAGCGTTCGGGTTGTCCCGCATCTCGTTATACTTAGCAAGACGTTCTTCCCAATCCTGGATGATGTCAAAGTCTCTGAGCTTGCTGGTCTGCTTGGTAGCCTCAGTTAAGCCCGATTGGAGAGTGGAGATGGCCTTCTCAACGTCGTCGTTGTCCAATTCACCGGACGAGCGGGTGAGCACATCTGCGATAGTGCGGAACTTGTACTGGACCATCATCTCATCAACGAGGCCAGACCAGGACTCTGAGGAGGCGTCGTCAAGAAGGATCGAGCCATGGGCCTTACTGAAGGCCCGGTCGGTGGGAACGGAGCCATGCTCCTGGTTGTAAGCTAAGATCCACTCGTATACGGGGCGATACGTAGTTGTGAAGTGCTCCGCACGCAGCCCGAACTTGGTAGTTGATTCCAAGGACTGTTCATCGATTACTTTGCTGATGATTAGTGATTCTAGCGATGCTGACATTTAGTATCCAAACTTTCCATCGGGGTTAACTACCGTGGCACGGTGCCACCCAATTGCTTTAGCGTCCTCTTCGTAAGGCGTGAAGAGGGTGTGAATCTCACGGTTGTAGCGCATATCGTCTGACAGGTCTTCTAACTTGTCGTAAGAGTATACCTGGCAATCGGCCCCTTTCCTCGCCAGGTAGCTCTCAATATGCTCGACCATGAAGTCATCATAGTACGTATACACGTCAACCGCAATTCCTAACTGGTTCCTGAGATGTATCAGGGAGCGGAGGGGCATCTCGTTGATACGCCATAGAGACTTCGTACGCTTAACCCAGTCGTCAGCCTCAACGTCATCGTCATCGTCTTTCTTGAAGAGCCTGGATAGGAGACCCTGTTGTTTTACCGACTCCTGCTCTACGTTTACGATTAGACCCTCAAACCAGCAGGCGATACGACTATGTGTCGATACGCCGATGTCGCCCTTCTCCATTAGAGGGTTTCCAATTCAAAAGAGGCCAACGGACTACTCAGTCTATCTCCAAACCGTGCCTTGATATCCGTAACGGAGAGGGAAGTGGTGATAACGGTTGTGAGCATTGCGTCATACCTGGAACGTATCAGAGTGCCGATCTCGTGAGCGGCGAACTCAGTCCTGCGAGTCCCCTCAAGATCATCGAGAAGCAGTACATCGTACGAAGCTCGGATGTGTTTGAGAGCGTAAGGATCGTTGTACTCATCGCTCAGGATACCGTCCCCATCCTCTTCAAAGCTATTCTTAATCATGTCGATATAGGCATCCGCAGTAATCATGCGTGCCGATCTTCCATGCTTGGTGATGAGGTCCTCTACTACTCGGATCGCATTAGTGGTTTTGCCAGACCCTGCACGTCCTGAGAGGATGAGACTTGATCCCTCCTCGTAATCGTCTACGAAGTCTTCTAAATCATGTGATACATCTCTTGACTCTCTGAGGGGGCGTCCTTTAACACTCCCAAGGAAGTGAGACATGCGATCACCTTCGGAAAGGTGTGACCACCACTTCTTACTCTTCCACTGTTGGGGCGTTTTCATCCTGCGATCTCCTCGTACTCCTTGACTTCCTGACGTTTTAGTAGGTAAGCAGTAACATACTGCGAAAGCGTGCCTCTCTCAGGTCGGATACCTCTTGGAGAGGGGATGTTACTCTTGAGTTCTTTAGGCAAATCACACCACCTAATCAATGCAAGGTGAGGATCGACATCAGACCTGTTGAAGGGCTTGCCTGCCAGGTTGTACTTTACAACACTCTCCAGAGCGGACAGCACAGCATACGTGTAGATGAAGGACTTATCGGCAGCTAGAATCTCCGCAATAACCTCTGGATATCGGAAGCTATCGTTACAGGCTAATAGCACGGCCCGTCTCTTATCTTTCACCTCGCTAAGAACCTCGGACTTACCCATGTCCCCTAGCATCCAATGGAAGATGGGGTGGTCTTCGGGGCTGACAGTAACAACTGTACCCTCCAGACAAGCATCCATAACCTCCCGAGAGAGGAATGCCCTTGCGGGCTTACTGCTGTCTGAGGCGATACTCTGAAAGAACACATCAACCGATGTTCGTAGGGAAACGTCAGTGTAGCCTGCCTTGGTGAGACGGATGAAGGTATATCCGAGAAGGTTCTTATCCTCCTGATCGACTAGCTTAGTCATGTCTCCCATCGATTTATGGTAAGAAAAGTAGTCGATAAGGTCTTTGATGTTCCTACGGAAGAATACGGGGCGGGGGCGGGGGTTCTCCCAGTCCGTGGCATCGCCATCGTTATCCGGCCAATCGTCCCAATCACCCATTACTTAGTCCCTTCATCGAGCATTCCTTGATCTTGTAACACCTCAATCGTAGCAGTCGAGGCCGATGCCAGTAGGATGAGGAGGTCCCGAAGGGGTTTCAAAGCCTCATCAATGATACTCTCATTGACCTGGGGAGCGGGGGTGTCTGTGATTCCCACAGCCTCTAATGCGTTCTTGACAGCCTTATCAGCCTGTCGTGGACCCGGCCCCATGATGGACGTACCCCTATCTGGGAAAAGTTCAGCAATGATCGCTGACTTAGTAGTCCCTGTGGCACCGATACGCTCACCGTAACGTTTGACAGCGTGTGCAGTCATAGTGTCAAGCTCCAGCTTAGTGAAGGAGCGGTCTTCGTCCGGTTCGGAGTCCTCTACGACAACCTCAGAGGAAGGTGATTCCTGGGGAACCACTACGTCCTCCTCGTCTACCAGGATGATAGGCTCAAGACCGTTGGTAAGCTCAAGATAAGTGACACTACCAGTTGATCCATCACCTGTTTCGTTAAACGCATTCATTAGCATGTCCTCAGTCTCCCGATCCTCGCCCCACATCAAGAGCACTTGGTCAACGTCGGATACTGTGGAGGCCAGCTTATTCCGTGTCTTACGGATCTCGACGTGTTCAAGACCTTTTAAGAGGGGGACTACTGTGTCACCATCCTCGTATAGAAGGACGGTAGGGATCTCAAAGTCGAGCAGGTAGTCCCAGAGGGTACCTTCGTCCTCGGTCATGGAGGCACTTCCCCATGCGACCTTAACAGAGTCCCCTTCTTTGAGAGAGTCCTTGAGACCAGCGACGATGACCTCCTTCGGTGTACTAGCTCCTCGTCCGATGATAGCGTACGTGCCCATGATGTTGAATCCTTCCTGTAGTGAGTGCTAGGTACTCTACCACCTAATCTCTACAGATGCAACACCTAGCACCAATTAGTCGGGGCTTGGGGGCAGATCGCCCAACACTGCGTCGTAATCCAGAACAGAGTACTTGTCTAGCTCCGTGATCGGTAGGACTTCTTCACGGATGGTATCTAGGAACCCATTAGTCCTCTCCCACTGATCGGCGTAGAGAGAGCGTGACTCGTGACGGCCACCTTCCCAGCGATAGTCAGATATCGTGTTGTTCTTATCCTTGAACCAGCCACCACGAATAACATCACCATCAAAGTAGGGTCCGATATGGTTGAGTTCCAACAGGTAGTACGAGTTGAGATTTTCGCTACTCATCTGATCCCAGTCTTTGACCCCGTACTGAACGTAGACCTCGCCCCCTGGAAAGCCATAGGGAATCTCTATCTCAAAGTAATGAGTACCGTCTACCTTAATAGGATACAGGCACAGGGCGGCTCCACCGTTGGAGGTATTCACAGGAGAGCCATCCAAGTTCAGACACCTTGCCCATAACACGTTGTCTAAGTTAGACCCCCCGGCATGTACGCTAAACACCACCTTATCCAGTTCCACTACGTTGACGGGGGACTTAAGGGTGACGGCGGCAGTGGCTTCGTCATCGTCCCCAAGTAGTTGGTCACCAGGTGACTTGGGGGTCACAATTTCGTAGGGGTCACGGTTATCAGTGAATGGGACACTACGTGGGTTGAGAATGTGGTTCACACGAGCTGAGTAGAGTGTCAGAGTTTTATTATCAACATCGATACCTACGTCCCGTTCGGTAACAGCTTCTAGGAAGAATGCGGTTCCAAACTCCGTACCCTTAGTCCTACGGAAAAGCCCTAGGTTGTCCACCATCTGTCGCTGACGGATGGTCCCGAGGTCGCTCTGACTGAGGTTAGCTCCGAAGTGACCGGCAACAGCATCCAGTGTCTCTGGTCCTGTGATATCAGGATCGACGGCAAGCATATTGTGATCGATAATCGTACGCATACGATCCATCTCATACCCTATGATAGATAAGAACTTGAAGAGGGGGCCGATCTTGCCACCAGGTGGAAGCGTCCCGTACTCAGGACAGGTGACTTTATCGGGAGAGTCCCCATCACCAACTTCGATAACGGTAGTGTCGGGGGCGGTACCCTGAGCTTCGTCAGCCAATCTGTAATGATTAGGGATACGGCTGTAAAGTCCCATAGTAGACCCGTAATCCTTCGGAACGATTACAGCAAGAGAAGCTACACGTTCGTAGAATCCAGCCCATTCTCTCGGGTCGATGGCGTCGTCTCCATCAATGTCACTATCAGCCCTAGTTGCGGTTGGGTTATTACGGTAGTTGACGAACAAGGAGTAGTAAGCCCACCTACCTTCCCTACGTCCGTCGTGCGTGAAGGATGTAGTAACAATGGTGTCTTCCTCAAACCTGTAGCCCTCGCTAAGTACATCACCGTTAGAGATCGTCTCGGGGGCACCCTGATCGGAGTAGACCAGCATGTACCCTACCGCTTGCGGAGTTACCTCAACAAGATCCTTAATAGACTCAAAAGGAACGCTCCACTTAAGGTGGACACGACCTGTGGCGTTCGGCTCATTAGATGCCGGATTAGGATAACCGTAGGTAGTGGTGGTTGCCTCAAAATAGCTGTCTGTAGCACCCCCAGATGGGGGCAGCAGCAGACCGCTTGCCTTTAATTGGTTATCGACATCAAGCCTGTCGTCTCCGTCATACCTTATGTATGAACCATGGTCATCCATTACCCGGCGAAGCTGGAAAGCTATACGTGCCATCAGCTATCCTCTGTATTCCGGCCTGGATCGTATTCGATACCACCCGTACCCTCAACTATGATTCTGCCCTTTTTCGGGAGTTTGATGTCACTGATTTGGATCTCCTTCGAGACATCATCGAGGTCTTTATCTCCAATAGGTTCTTTGGGGACGGCATCGAAGTCCCTATCGCTGAACCTTTGTACGGTAACGTAATCAACCCCGTCCACACCCAGTGCAAACTGATATACCTGGCCTAGGTGCATCTTCTGTCCAAAGAACACGTTATCAAACATAAACAAACGGTCTAGGTTTGCCTCGACATCACGTTTAACCCAGTCAGTAACGAAGCGGGGGTTAACGTATACTTTCAGTTCAATGTCGATGGCGGTCCAATCAACCCTATCTGCTACCTCTATATCTACCCCAAGGAGAGCACGGGGGGCAATCGATTCGATAATCGCATCCGCAAGGAGTGGTGAGACAGTATGGTATGACGGGGTGATATCGTTCCCGCCCCCATCGGTAACAACCGAAGTGTCGAGGTAATTACTATCAAAGTTATGGGGGTGCAGCTTTACCACACCGTTCGGTATAATACCTGTAAATTGGTCTGCACCCAGTGGTTGGATGTACTCCACCGCTACCTTACTGACTCCTGGAACCTGGGTTGTCAAAGCCACAAAGTCCTGCTTAGTAACAGCACGGTTCTGAGAGGCAATGGTGTTCGGGATGTTCGCCTTCATCGACGCTATGGACTCTTCGTCCTGGCCCCCAGTAAACGTATCGGAGCCACGAATCTCCATTCCGATGATGGGAGATGAGTACCAGGACACGAACTCACTGGACTTGGCAGGAAAGTTACCGGCACTACCCTTACAAGTAGCGTAGGTAGCTGTAATCTCGGTACCTGTAAAGGGTGCCACGCCATTAATTGAACTACCGAAGTGGATCTCCGTGTAACCGTCTGAGTTGGTACGGGTGCTAAACACGCGGTCCCCAGCGTTTGCGTTAATCAGACGATCAACGTGCTGATAGATAACGGGGCGATCTTCAATCTCATATACACGGACAACAAGAGAGGAGATGACTACACCATTTTTCGGTAGGGTGTAACTCTGGCGGTCCCTGCCTGACGAGGAGGAAGTGAGAACACGCTCTTGGATGATTTCCCCCTCTGCGACCACGATCTTAGAAACACCGGGGGCTATCGTGAAGTTACCAGTCGAGTAAACGTTGTGAACCTTTCCGTCATGCTGTAATTTAAAGCGTGTATACATGGGGACATTTGTGGATTCATCTAGGTTGTTATACAGAGTGATAGTCGAGGTCGCCCCCACCCGATTGCTTGGGAGGTAATCAAACAGGTTGGCGTGAGCCAAGACTGACTCTCTCATCTGCGCTGTGGGGAGGAAAGCCTCACCCGCTCCACGGTCGATGTAGTAGTGCATGGAGTCACCTGCGTACGCCCACAGGTCAATAAGCTGCATCATAAAGTCTGAGGGGTCCCGGTCAGTCCACTCGGGGAGAGCGAGACTGGCACGAGCCAGTAGATCGCTTTTGATCGTGCCGTACGTTCTGGAGGTGTAATTAAATGCCATCGGTCAAGGCGCTCTCTTCGTTGAAGGGGGTGGGAAGGTTTAATGTAAGCCTGACTACCGCCGAAAGGGGGGTAGAGTATAAAATAGTGACGATTACTACACCCGGTTCAGATGTGTCAAATAGTACGTCACGGACGGATACGGAGGATACGCTTCTGGAGATAGCGGAGATTAGGTCTACCTTGTAGTCTGCCTGCTCTAACTCGCCAAAGGTATCAAACAGATTAGCCCAGAGATTGCCCCCATAACTAGGTTTTGCCGGTCTCTCGTTATAGGATGTTACCAAAACATCGGTAATCTTCTGTTTGATAGCCGTATCAAAGGTTCTAGTAGTAGCGGTTGATCCGTCTTCGACGGAGAATGGCGTTTTAATACTTTTCATAATCTGTAATCTCCGTTCTCGTACAGTATACCATGGTTCTAGGGGTTTTACACGGGCGGGTACCTGTCATACAGGTCACCCAAGGTGGTGGATTGTGATGTTCCCGTTGCCCGCATGAACAGCAGGGTTGCCGATCGTTTTGTTGTATGGGTAAAGGAACATATAGGGCTTTGACTGATTGAGTCCGATGCCTTTATGCCCTGCCACGAAGTTGTTGACATGCGTGGCCGTCAAGTCGAACGCCTTAAGTTCGCCGTATCGGAGCGTGCCGATGCAAGTTGGTGAGTGAACGTGGTCAGCGGGAGATACGACGTTGCCAGGGTTGTTCGCTCTCGTTGTCGTGCCGACGTACACGCAATCGTCCTGGTTGATGCCGCCACCCTCACGGTAGAGGACAATCTGCATTCGTGTCACCGAACGTCCAGACGTTGCGTTAATAGCGTTTGTGATCCCGTCGCCGTACCAGAAATAGCCAGCGTACTCAGAACCGGGATTGTCGTAGTACCCCTGATATGGCCTCGTCGGGTTCGACGTGTTCTGACCGAAAGCAGGGCTGCGCCAGTGCCCCGAGGATGTAGCCCACACGGTCGTCGGGCTGACTGCTGTTGTGTACGACTTAGTGCTTGTCCAACCCGACACGTTTCCATACGCATCCTTGACTCTGATGCGTGCCGAGATTGTTTGCACGTCGTTCGGCGCTGTCGTCAAGTGCAGAACAAGATTCTGGCTGTTGCTGCAATTGTTCCAAATATTGCCAAGATTCCAGCCGCCGTTCCCTACCTTGAAGTTGACCTCATACTTTGAGTTGTCCGACGATGACGTCTTGCAACGAAAGATCATCCTGCCGTATGACGACTCAGGCTTCCATGACGTAACTACCGGCAGAGCAGGCGGTGTGACATCCCACACCGGCGTCCCCGACTTCGACACATAACTTGACGAACCGACACCGTTCGTCGCCCTGACTCGCATGTACCGAGCGCCTGTACCCGACGACCCGAACGAATGCGTGTACGGCGAAGTCTTATTGCCCGACACTGTTGTCCACGACGAATCCGATGTTCCACCAGTCGTTGACGTTTGCACCTGATAACTCGTCGGCGCATCATGCGTGCTGTCATTCGTCGGCGCAGACCACGACAGCTTCAATTGACCGACCGTCGACGTCGCAGCAACCGACACGCTGTTCGGCACGTTCGGCGCATACAACCAAACCGGCGTAGCCGATGCGGTGACGTATGCAGAAGCCCCGCCAGCCGACAACGTGCGAACTCTCATCGACTTCGATCCAGAACCCGTGAACGTGTAGTAGCTCGGTGATGTTGTGTCGCTCACATTCACCCAGGAGCCATTGTTCGCTTGCACTTCGTAACCTGTGCGACTGCCAGCCGGGTGTCCCCACGACAGCTTCACTTGACCCTTCGTTGTCGTCGCCACCGCCGTCACGCTCGTCGGCGGTAGCGCTGGGACCGCTGACGTCGCCGTGTTCGAGTAAGGGCCATGATTGCCTGAGATGGCAGCCCGCACTTGATACGACTCAACAGTGCCTTCTCGCCCGTTC